TAACGTATCTGTTTGCCATTCAAACAGAGTGTTATCAGCGGTACCACGACCACAACCATTAAGAAACGGTGTCTCCGTAGGACTGATGTTATATATAATATTTGATAGGTCTTCCCTGATGCCTATAGCACCATAGGTTTCCCTAGTATTTGTAGGAACTGCCATAGCATTCCCCTCCTTAGTTAAATGTCTATAAAATCCTCTAGGAGTGCAGACGCATCATCAATATGCCCTGTACCCTTGAGACGCTTCATTTGGGCAGTACGTTTCTTTTTATCACTCGCTTTTCTTTCTCTTGGTGAGCCAGCACGAACAACTTTAGGTTTGTTTTTAACTTTCTTGGATGAGATGTCATTACCCTGTAAGTCATCATACTTCTTGGCTTTTAACAGGATTAATAAGTGTCTGTGATCTAAGAGTGAATCAAACTCACTTTCTGCATAACCTTGAGACACAGCAAATTCCCTAGCTTCATTCCAAATCTTTGTTTTCTGATCTGGGTCTTTCCACTCAGGCAATTTCTCTGCTAGTTGGGTCATGTGATAGTTTGCAAACTTCTGTTGTCTGTCCTCTCTCTGGGATTGAGCTTGAGCATTCTGTTGGTATTGAGCTTGCTCCATCTGCTGTTGGTTAGCCGCTAATTGGGCTTGCCTTTGCTGAAGCTCGTCACGCTTAGAAAAATATTCTATGGGGTCTTCTTGCTTGAGTGTTTCCCAATCAATATTATTATACTGCTCTATTCCAGATAAAGAATGTTGTACAACTTGTGATAAAGCTGCTATGTACTGCTGACGCTCCTGTTGCAATGCTACGATCTCAGAGTTGTATTGATTGTATGCGTCTTCAATAACTTTGCGACCTGCTGCTAACTCTTGCGTCTTTTTGGTGTAATCCGATTGGCGACTGTAGCCTTTCATAAGCTCGTCAAGGGTTACTTCCTGTTCTGCACCGTCTACTTTAACGGCGTACAGAAGTTCCTCTCCAGCTTCTTCATCGGGTTCCTCAGATTCTTCTTCGGCTTCTTCAGCCTCTTCTTCCTCTTCGGGTTCCTCTTTCAATGATTCGTCTTGAGTTTCCTCGGTAGACTCTACATCTTCGGTAGGTTGAGCTTCCTCAGATTCTGGAGTTTCCTCTTCAGGTTCCAATATGCTGAGTAATGCTTCTTGCGCTTCGTCTATACTTCCGCCGAGCGCGGGGATTGGCTGTAATCCAGCCGGTGCTTGCGGGGCAGTTTGCGTATCCGCCATAATTTTATTCCTCTATCAGATATATGGGTGTTGCTTTTCCATCATCTTAGCCATGTGTCCAGTTTCTACTATGGAGTTTATATGACCATGAATCCGATCAAGCAGTCTTATTGCAAGCCAGATAGATTCTCTAGCTTCCAAATCTGTTGAACCACTGTGATTCCAACGGTTCATTAAATCTTCTTTTAGTGTATCAAATGCTTCTTTCAGTAATGGATCGTTTATAAGTACCTTTGCTCTTCGTTCCCTTTCTTCTGGAGTCATATTATCCTATTGCTACTGGTCTCCCTTGCCTCTCTTCGAGTTTGAGTTCTGCAACTTTTAGTTGCGCGTCTACAGCATTTTTCTGATACTCTTGTTGAATCTTCTGTGCTTTTATCTGGACTTCAGCAGATTTAATTTCTAGTTCTTTCTGTTTAACCTGCATCTCCATCTGAGCCATCTGTTCTTCTGGGGATGGTTGTTTAGGCTGTGGTGGAATCATTGCCGGGTTTGTCAGGAAGTCATCAACATTCTGAAATCCCATTGCTTTTACAAGTGCTGCACCTAAGTTGTACATATTCTGTACACTAACAATAGGTAAGCCACCTTTCATTGACTCTCCAGCAAACGATAGCATCTGAGATAAGTGCATCATCTGTTGGTCTTTATTCCCATTCCCAAGAGCTACACTAACCGTGCAGTCGTACTGGTCACTCCATGCGTTGGGTCGGACAGGAACCCAATCATTGCGTAACATAACAACACGCTCCCTATCCTGATATTTGTGCACAAGCTCATAAATTGTACGCATCAAATCTTTCATCCCAGTTTCCGCAAAGTTCCTAGCTATAAGCTCTACCCTACTTTGTGCAGCAGTCATTACAGCATTTACTGCGGTAGCAGTTGTATGGGATGTCAGAGCGTTCTCGTTCATGCCCTGAGACATACGAGAGACACCAGCCCTAGATTCTCTTACACTGTCAAGATACTCAAGCATCTGAAAGGTATGAGGTTCTAAGGATGGCGTAGCCAAAGGTGTGACGGCATTGGGGGATTTTACTCTGACTACACCACCCGGTCTTTGCGTGAGTAAGTCATCTAAGTTAGCTTGCCCTTCCAGTACGGCGTACCTTCCATAGTTCTGATTATAGGCGTTGTCCATTAATGTTCGCATCAGAGTGCTTTTCATTAACTGTAAATCCATAACAAGGTCTGCAATAGACAGACCAAAGAATTTATGTGGAATCTTTACAGGAGTAATAGATACGAATGGGATAGAGTCTATCTCGTCATTAGCTAGTATAGTAGAGCCTACAGTACAAACCTTTCGGAGTTCTGTTATACCATCATTATTAAAGTCTGTCTTTAGATAAGATTCATGCAGCCAATAGGTACGTAAACCTTCTTCACCATAGGTTGCATCACCCCAACCTTCCCAATAGGTAGCAGACTTGTCGAAAGCGTACCGTTCAAGACGTTCACCGCTAAAGTCCATCATGTCCTCATCACCACCTTTCAAATCTTCTGGGTCAAGGTCTTGATCTGGATACATCTCCCTAAGTTCTGATAGGGTCTTTAGTACCCTGTGACAAACAAAACGTGCGTCCTGTATAGTCTTAGATTCCCTAGAGATTAGAAATTCAGAAGGTGGAACATTCTCAATCTTTACCTTACCGTTCTTCATTGTGCGTCTTATAACTACATCGTGAAATGTTACCTCAACAGCCATCTCCTGCATGGGTTGTGCGCCATACTCACCCCCACCAGAATGAGCGGTATGCTCAATAACTTCCACTTCTTCAGGTAGAACAAGATAGTTGAACTGGTCATCACTAAGATTCTTGTACTCTTCTCTAACCGCTTCATCGTACTCTTCCCACCAGACTTTTACGATTCCATTCTTAGATAAAAGGGCATCCGTGAACCAAGAGTATAATATCTCCCAACCCGGATTGTCTTTTGTAAAAACGTAATTAACGTAATCTGTAGCCTGTTCAGCCATCTTTACGTCTTCTGGGCCGTGCGGGATAAACTTAACCATTTCGTCCCCGGATGCAAATACGCGCATAAGTGAAGGCTTAATCCACTCTATGGTATCCTGTACTGTAGAATCAACATACTGTGACCGACCCTCTACTTCATTACCAAAGGGTTGACCATAGTAGTACGACATAGCCTGTTCCCGCTGCTGAGATATGGTATCACCCATATAACCAAGGGATTCGGTTAGTTCCCCGCGAATCCTAGTAATCAGGTCTTCTTCAGTTACTTGTTCTTTAGCCATTAAACGATTCCATAGTTACCATAAACCACATCCTGTGTCCATTCTGGGTCTTCACCTGCTACAGCAAAGCGTTGCGATTGGAAGGCATAACGTGTTGCAGACATAATGTCATCCCGTAAGGGTACAACCTTACCGCCTTTCCTGTGGTACATCCTGAACTCTTCAAACCAGTCAGATAAGGTGCTGAATACCTTAAACTTTTCATTCTCCATAGCTTGAATCATTGCCATTAAACCTTCTTCAATACTGTTACCACCTTTGTTCTCTCCCAAGGCAGGTGGGTTAGTAAAGTGATCCAGCCTCATATTGCACCCTAAATTACGATACTGGTCAGCCAGACCGGGATTACCCATAGAATCTCGTCTATTGCCGTCATGGGGATAAGCAATGGGGATAAAGTTAGGTCTACTCCGTATAGCTTGAGAATGAACTGTGGGCGATGCTTTCGCCATACGGTAACAATCATAGACATAAAACATATCCTCATCACGATCAATAGCACACCAAACTAATGCTGTCGGATGATCCCAACCAAAGTCTATTGCTGCTATTCTAGGCCAATGATCCTCTATGCTGATAGGGTCGATCATTAGTTTCTCTTCGTTGACAGGGAATATAAGGCCAGAACCAATAGATGGTCTGCCATATCTCCGCATCTCTCGTTCATGTGGGCTGTAACTGGAGAGTATCTGCTCCATTACTAGCTCATCCAGATGACCATTATTACCGTCTTTAGTCTTGACTTTCTCAGATGCGTCATCCCATGTAGCGTTTGTCAGGGATTGTCCTTGCTGAAGGTTATTCATAAAGGATGCAACTGTCTCGGTCATCCCCGCTTCCGGGGTAAAGGTCATATATACCATACCCTTCCTGTCAAGAGTACGGGTTACTGCCTGTGAGTAGATTTCTCTGCTTGGCTCTTCATCCAACCAGATACAGTCTACCGATCTGCCCTGCCATTTCTCAACTCCCATCTCATAGGCTTTGAAATGTAAAGACGAGTTCCCACCGCTAATGTGCCTGATTAGGGCGACCGATTTGGCATTAGGGACACCGGGCTTCCGTTCAGTCTTAATTATATAGTTTTTCGGTATAGTACCGGAACCGAACGCATCCGGGTCATCAGGGGAACCCAATAATTCAAATTGTACAATGTCTCTCGTTGTCTCGTTGGACACTCCGCCTGCCCATGCAACGATAGGACGGTCATATACTCTGCCTTTCCACCAATCAGGGTAGATACCTGTCAGATGGTAGGATAGTTCCATACTCCCGCAGTAGGACTTACCTATGCGGTTAGCAGCCATCAGGAGCCTCTGGTTTGCCTCTGAGCCACTTTCATGGAACTTCTGCTGATAAGGGTAGGGATCGTAGCTATCTATCCTGCTAAAGCGATTCTCAAGCTCTTCTTCTGCTAGTAGTATCTCTAGCTCTTTCTCTTCTTCCTTACTAATGCTGCCTTTTCTTGAGGAGGGCATCTATCCTTTGACTCCTTTCTTCTGGGGTTCTGTCAGATGTGCTTGTTTCTATGCGTTCTACAGGCTTTAATCCTGCCCTGTCTAGCAGAGTATTCGCTGCATTTAGGCGTACAGACTCAGATTGACCTTCTCTAGCTAGGGTTTGGACAATACCAAGATTCTCAGAAATAATCTGGGGTAGGATAGTACGCACTCTTTGCGTTATCTCATCCTCATAGCGTGTTCTTAGCTTATATCCTGTCTGTCTTGCAGCTTTCTCTGAATAACCAGCCTCTATTGCAGCCTGAGTAGAGTTACCAGAGAGTGCATAAGTGTCTATAAACTTACGATGTTTATCGTTCTTTATGTTTTTTTCCATTTTCTTGCGTTACGTGCAAAGTTTTTCTTTCTAGCCATAGCTGCTGAGTCACTTGTTTTCTTCTTTAGTTTGGTTGCTGGTATCTTCTCACCCTTTTTAACCCCTAATGCTTTGCGTAAAGTACCTCTTTTACTGGGTTTAATGTAGATACCGCTTGCCCTAGACATTACCAATCAACGCCCTTTACTCCAGCATCTTCCAACATTCGTTTTTGACCTATCTTTTGCCTACGCTTACTTACACTATGCTTGCGTTTTCCAAACTTCATAGTTTTTGAGTAACCGCCAGATTCTAGTTGTTTTATTACTTTAGTTAAGTCATCCATCAGTGTTTCCTTATGTTGTCTATATTACCCTCCGCTGTATGGGAAGGATATATATTATATAGTAAAAAGAAAAGGGGGTCCGGGGGGTTATGGGCTTCGATTGAAAACAACACAGCAGACCCTATGCCACCGGTTAAGGCGATACTAAATACTCTGTGGTACCCGGGCCAGTTAAGGTTTGGGAACTGGGAAGTTCAAGCACTCCCCCAGACTGCGTGTGTGCGTGCGAGTAGGATATGATTCCAAGCATACTCTCTGCACTCAGCTTACAGCTACCCCGCTCTGCTCACTACAAAGAAACATATCTTGTCAACAGGAGTGATATAACCCTATAGAGAATAGTAGCATTGGTGTGTAGATTCTTTATCGGCTTTTACACATCGAGACTCAAGAGTGGACGCGATTGCTGTATCATCGTGGACTCTCGCAGAGTCAGACAAGCGGTAGCGCGTCAGGTATAGCTTATATATTAATGTCATATGATGTCGTTTATTCAATGCTGTTAGTCGTTTCTAGGTATGCATTCCTTATTTGGATCATGTATAATTCAGTTATTCAATCAACAGAGGGTATTTACATGGATACAGTAGCTTTGCAGAAGAAAGAGTTTAAGGACTTGACAAAGGACGAGGTAAGCTTTATGATGGTTAAGTTCCTACAATGTGTAGAGGACTTAGACGATAACCTGTCAGAGCATGAAGGTAAAGGCAGTATGCCAGTAACACAACATTATATGAGTAAGAATGGATGGACATTCGATAAAGATAGTCCGCTTTATTCTTGCCTTCACTCATTGGTCTACCACACATTATACCCAAAGGATTAATTCCTCACAGCCCAGCCGGTGGCATTGTAACCGGCAAGGATTAACATGATGAAGCCACAACAACACCTTGATGCACTACCGGAAGAAGTAAAGAATATAATCAGGTCAGCATTAACTATCGCGGTTCACTCTATCCGTGAATGTAAATATGATGCTCTTGACGATGAAGAAATGAGAAGGTTAAACAATCAGATGGAGTGCATGGACTTTGTGCACGATAAAATCGGGAGACTGTAATGAGACTTCAAACAATGGTAGCAATACTTCGCGAGGACTTAAAGTATACCAGAATATTCATGTGGTGTTTCTTAGGTCTTAACCTTGTACAGTTCTGCGGATTTAATTATTTTATCTGGGGATATCTGGCTAACCTTTAAGCTTGCAAATGAACCCATTTAGTGGTAGAATCTGCTATACAGTTGGATTATTAACCGGTTCAAGTGAACCCAAACAGGAGACAACATGACAGTAATAAATCGTTACACACTAGAAGAAGGACCGCACAAAGGTTTTGAAGTTAAGGTGCTGGCACCGAATCATCCAACGTGGCGAGAGCGGATGAAAATCTGGGGTTTCACTCAAGGCTCTGGTTTAGTCGGAGCCATGGCAGGGAACGAGGCTGATTTTTATTATGGTGACTCAGCCTATACGACAACCAACCATTCACACGGTACAACCTAATGAAACTTAAACCATACGGCTCAAACATGACAACACTAGAGCTTAACAACGGTACAGAGATTCTATTCTCTTATTCCACACCGGTCGCAGGATACCACATGGAAGATCATGAATTCTTTAAGACTGACGAATGGTATTCCAGCACGACAACGCGACACATCAATAAATACCTCGACGGAGCGCAAGCCGTGACAATCGAACAATCAGAAATAGATTCGATGGTGTCGTAATCAGAACAGAACTCTACGCATACTGGACAGACAACTCTCTCTCTGTCTGGTATGCTATAGTCTTAACAACTGGAGATAAACATGAGTAATTTTACTAAGGAAGTAGCTAACGCATTGGTTCACATAAAGCTGGAGCCAAGACCGGCAACCGATATCGTAATCATGAGGTTGTTTGACAGTTCCGGTGATTCTTTGGGCACTCACTTGACAGACCTCGACCATCTTGGTAATCTATCCTTTGACATCAACACAGCAATCCAAGATAGGGAGATTTGGTTGCATGAACAGGAGCAAAATAATGCAGACTAGATATTTAACTTCCGAGCCATCACTAGAGCCTACGGAACCCATTGATTATAAAGCGTTATCCCGTAAGCGTGACCAGATGCAAGAGTACACATACGAACAGAGCTACTACGATAACGAGATGCAGCAAGAAGAGATTAATAACTGGCGTATGCAAGACGAGCTAGACAATTCACTACTAGAACTTGAGGGCAAATGACAATGGACTTTGAAGATTTTATGATTGAAGTAGAACAAGAGCTTGACGCATTAGCATCAGAGCAGGGCGAAGAATTCACTAGCTCTGAGATGGAGTCGATTATGTATCATCTATTCGAGAATGGAGAGGATTATAGACCCCTAACTGTAGACGTAGTTGCTGAAAGGTTACTCGATGAGTACCGTGACGAACGACTACAACTCGTCTAGTTCATCAAGCGTGAAGGGTCTGGTGCGCTGGGGTTTGTTCTTAACTCGGTGCACCTTGGGCCTATGCTCGTTATGTTTGGCAACCCAGTTTCTACGCTTGGCCCGTTTTAACTTACGTGTTCGGCTGTATGTATCATCCATTTTAATGTATACCCTTTCATATAACTACACAAAACGTATAAGCTATTGATATTAAAGGCGTAATAAACCTTATTTTTTTGTTGCTTTTCGTATACAACTGTGGTATAATAACAACATGAAGAAAAGAAATATAACACCAACACTGAGAAAGATTGTAGAAGAGATACAGAATATACCTGAGAGAATAGGACATGATGTAAAGAAAAAGGGAGGATTCTATCTTGATTTCTATCTTAACAAATGTTTAGAAACTATAGATAGAGTAAATGAGTTAAGTAATATAACTACTAGACAGAAGTTAAGAGCAAGGAAAGATATATTTAATGTATACTTTAAACTACAGGATTACAAAGGACCAGAGGTACAATCTCATAAGAAAGAAAGAAGAATATATTCAGGTGGATTAGGTTACGCTTCTCTGGCTAACGCTGTTATAACTCAGAGAGTAGGTAAAGCTATTAACCATTACTGGAAACCACCTAAGAAGAAGCCAGCTATATCTCTTGACATGGATGGACCTATAGTATATAATAAGAAACCAACAGTAGAAGATTGGAGAGGCTTGATGATTAAACAAAAACAAGATGTGTTACTGAACGAGTCTAATGAATGAGGTGTACAGCAAGAGATTGTAAGAAGATAGCTACACTTTACCAGCCTTATCATTTATGTGATGAGCATTGGGCAGATAGGTACAGTATGCAAAACTATAAAGGTAAACTGCTACATTTCAAAGACCTTTTCGAGTTACTCCTAAAGGAAAGAGGAGTCTGGAAAGAAGGTGAAGAGATGGGCGATGAGATAAAAGCGAGGTGTAAAGAAATGACACAAGGGTCACCCCTGTTAAAAAGGGAGAATACATAATGCACTATTCTGGGAATCCTCCTCCCCGGGCGAGTCAATCCCTGAAAGTAGTCACCCCTATCGAGCCTAGTCGACGGGCGTAGGCACTGGCAACGGGCGCGAATTATGAATACTCAGTCGGCTAAAGCAAAAGGGAGAAAGCTACAGCAATGGGTACGTGATGTCATCATCAGTGCTTGTAACGTCAAGGCTGATGATGTGCAATCACGATCAATGGGTGCAGGTGGTGAGGACATAATGCTCTCACCTAATGCACGTACTAAGTTTCCGTATGCAGTAGAGTGCAAGAACCAAGAGCGTGTCAGCGTATGGAAATCTTACGAGCAAGCTGTATCAAATGCAGGTAACCATGAGCCACTACTGATAATCAAACGTAACAATCAGAAGCCTCTGGCTGTAGTTGATGCAGAACATTTTATTAATCGATGTTCTTATGTTAAATTTTAGGAGAAATCTATGAGAGATGTTAGACAATTACTTGACATCATACGCAATCCGATGTATAATTGGAATGAATCGTACACAATGTCAACCATCCCAGAAGAGGGGTCTATAGTTAAACAGGGTAGGACAGTGTATGATTCGTACAAGGTTGAGTATGTTCGGGATGAAGATGGTGAGGTGGTAGAGTGGAAGCACGTAAGGATTAAACCAGAGAAAGAAATCAGCTACGGTGGCACAGACTAGGAGAGTCAGATGACTAAAACTGAGATGGCTTTGAAGCGACCATTCCCTGTTAGTAAAATAAAATGGCGACCGGGTGGTGGTGGAAAAGACCTATGCTACATTGATGCTAGGGATGTAATGGACAGATTAGATCAAGTGTTCGGTTTGGATGGTTGGCAAACAAACTATGAGTTCATAGGTAATCGTATGATTTGTAATCTAAGCGTACAGTTCATAACTTCAGGATGGGTAACCAAGTCTGACGGTTCGGATGATACTAACATAGAAGGTGAAAAAGGAGGAATTTCAGGAGCATTAAAACGGTCAGCAGTTTTGCTAGGTATCGGGCGTTATCTATATAATTCTAATGCCTTTAACTCAAACAGAGAACCAGCTTCTTGGGCTACGCCAGAAGGGTTCGATGAACTAATGGAGAAAAGAAATGACAGTGCATGAGATGCAGAAAGCTAATCGAGTAAAGAAGACTAAGGCACTGAGGTCTGCGTATGCAAACTGATACGCCTTACGAAGAATACATTGCTATCTCTAGGTACGCAAGGTATCTTCCTGATAAGAAGAGGCGTGAGACATGGGAAGAGACAGTGGACAGGTACTGCGACTACATGGAGAACAAGTTCTCTGTTTCTATCCCAGCCATTAGGAAGATGATAAAGAACAAAGATGTCATGCCTTCCATGCGAAGTTTAATGACAGCCGGTGTCGCACTAGACAGAGAGAATGTTTGTGCTTACAACTGTGCTTACGTAGCAGTCGATCACATCAGAGTATTCGGTGAGTCATTGTACATTCAGATGAATGGCACCGGCCTTGGTTTCTCTGTTGAACGTCAGCACATAGCCAAGCTACCAGAAGTAGCCGAGGAGTTCCACGATACTGACTCTACTGTAGTAGTCCGAGACTCTAAGCTAGGCTGGGCAACTGCCCTTGATGAGTACGTGCGTCTACTGTACAGTGGTAAAGTACCTAAGGTAGATATCTCTAAGGTACGAGCAGCAGGTGCACCACTTAAAACCTTTGGGGGAAGGGCGTCCGGGGGAGAACCGTTTGCACTCACACTACACAACATAACTAATGTATTCAAAGGGGCAGCAGGTAGGAAACTAAACTCCATTGAGCTACATGATGTGATGTGCTACATTGGAGAGTGCGTAGTAGTTGGCGGTGTACGTAGGACTGCAATGATTAACCTGTCTAACCACAGCGATGAACGTATGCGTCACGCTAAGATGGGTAACTGGTATGTAGAGAATCCTCAACGTACACTGTCCAATAATAGTATATGCTACACTGAGAAGCCAGATGTAGGTGCGTTCATGCGAGAGTGGAATGCTATCTATGAATCCAGATCAGGTGAGCGTGGTATATTTAATCGTGAAGCCTGTAAAGATATGGCACCAGAGCGTAGGGATACAGACCATGAGTTCGGCACAAATCCATGCAGTGAAATCGTGCTTCGCAGCGCACAATTCTGCAACCTTACAGAGCTAGTAGCTAGACCGGGAGATACCTATGAGTCACTGAAGAAGAAGGTAGAAGCTGCCACTATACTTGGTACACTACAGTCATCACTAACAGACTTTAGATTCCTGCGTAAAATATGGCAGAAAAATTGTGAAGAAGAAAGGTTGCTTGGTGTATCCATCACTGGTATCTGGGATTGTAAATACTTTACTCAGTCATTCCCAACTCAAGAGGTGCACAACTTAAGGTTGATAGCTGAGGTAACTAACAAGAAATGGGCTAAGAAACTAGGGATAAATCCTTCTACTGCTATCACTTGTGTTAAACCGTCAGGTACTGTGAGTCAGTTAGTTAATTCAGCCAGCGGTATGCACCCAAGGCATAGCGATTTCTATATAAGAAGGGTTCGCAATGATATCAAAGACCCACTAGCTAGAGTAATGATAGAAGCTGGTATACCTTGCGAGGTAGACAAGTTTAATAAAGAGGCTTACGTCTTTTCATTCCCAATGAAATCTCCAGAGGATGCTCTTACCAGACATGACATAGACCCGGAGAAGCAGCTACGTATGTGGGCTTTGATGTCTGAACACTGGTGTGAACACAAACCTTCCATGACTTGCTACATACCAGAAGATGAATGGCCCTTTGTTGGTTGGTGGATATGGGATAACTGGAATATAGTCAACGGTATATCCTTCCTACCTTCCGCTGATGAAGGCCACATCTATGAGCAAGCTCCTTACGAGGACATCACTAAGCAGAAGTACAAAGAGTTATTCGCTAAGATGCCGAAGAGTATTGACTGGAGTTCGATAGTTGAAGAGACTGATAACACAATCGCAAGTCAGGAAGTTGCTTGCACAGCAGGAGTATGTGAAATATGAGAACTGAACCAGTACATTCAAGGGATATTGGGTATAATATCAGGTACATTGTTAGTCTACAATGGGCATATAAACTCAGCAAACCTGCTAAATTTGCAGGTGGTAAATGGAGTCCAAGAGCGGAAGAACTCTATAGAGCTTTAGATTCAGCGGATAGAGAAATTGCTGATGAAGAGTTGGCCGTTTTATATGAGGGTACACCTGTAGACCGTTGGGGCAAGCCTATTGAAGTGGTTGAGGAACTAGCTTGTCCTGATTGCGGTTACAAGATGGTAGAAAAGGATGGTAAGTATGGGTTGTTCTACAGTTGTTCCCAGTTTCCGGGGTGTTGGGGCACACTACCACATCCAGATAATCCAGAGCCTGACTTCAAGGAGAAGCCACAACCAATACATAAAGAGGGAATGGTACTAACTGATTATGTTGCTTACACGGTAAAGCGTAACTTCAAAAAGGTTAAACCCGGTACTCCAGCACAACATCAGTTATGGTTTGGTGATGATGGCCCATACATCCTGAAAACGAAAGGAACAAAGCATCACTTATACAAAGGAGATACCTGTAACTTTGATTATAAAGTAGATTGGAAGGGAGATATGATATTAAATAGGAAGACTCTACAATCATGGGATAAGAAAGGAAAAGAAATACCTAAGGGTGAACGAAGAGGAACTTGGGCATGAACGATAAATTAATGGTAGCATTTGAAACTTTTTGTGAGGACTATCATATCAAAAATGCAAATGATCTAAAAGGTATGGCATCTATGTTTGATACGTATATATTACAAGGGATACCGGATGGTGATGGTGGTTATATTGGAGTGGATAAGGATAGGTGGTGTGAATCATGTAGTATGAGAGTCGATAAAGAATCTCTTGTAGATTATACAAAATCAAAATCTTTCCCATTCTTAGGTGATTACTAATGAACGTAGATCAAATAGATGGTATTAAAACTAAACGCTATAGAAGTAAAGACTATACTGATTGGGTAGGGAAGAATCTAATATGTTGTGAGTGTGGTATCAAAGATGAAACTATTGTAGCTCACCACCAAAGAGGTGCTGAATCTGGTATAGGTATGGGAATGAAAGCTGATGATTTCATGGTTATGCCACTATGCTATGCGTGTCATACCCATATTCATACAGGTACAGATGAGAGAGCGGACGTTATGCGTCTGTTTCAGAAAAGAAGTATACTAGAAACCTTGCAAGTTGCCTTCAGAAATGGTATACTAGTATTCAATGATCGTAAACCAGTACACAGTAATAGAAAATTTGGAGAAGACTTAGATGATTGACAACGCTGAAGCTGCTGAAGCTGCACACAATGCACTAGCTGAAACAGATATGGAGTACGGTAGGCTGTCTGCTTACGTGAAGATGGCTACGCATTACATTAAACTTATCAAAGCAAAAGAGTTTCTTAAAGCAGCAGGTACAGTAGCTGAGAAAGAATCAACCGCTTACTCATCAGAAGAATACATATCTTATATCAGTGACTTGAATGAATCTATGGTAGAGTTTGAAGTGTTAGAGGCCAAGCGTGGTTCATGGCAAAGAGAGGTAGAACTTTGGAGAACTATCAGTGCCAACCAAAGACGGTGACCCTGATTGGATGTACCATCAACCCGCTCCTGACGCATGGGAGCAAACATTAAACAAATGGGAGAGTAAAAGCATGGCAGACAAGTATGTTGTAGAGAACAAAGCAGGTCTTTGGACAAGTGATCGGAAGACTGCTGATTGGATGGATGATTGGAGTGGCAAGGTATACATTGCCAAGGCTGGTTGGCACTGGATGGGTGGTAAAAATAACACTAGGGAGAATGGCCCGGCAGTTGATATAGAAGTACGGGCTATGGATTCTGACCAAGTGACTAAGTACACTGCTGACTACGACATCTTAACTAAGGAAGAAGCCAAG